AGCCGAATTTATCCTGATTCAAGAAAATTCAGGAGCCGAGGTAGTGGTGAGAACTAGCACATCAAACACCGGAACGATTCAATTTGCTGTAACCGTTAAGGGAACCGAGCCATCGTTTACGAATGCTACTTCTTACGCTTCCGATAAGATGGCATTCTTCTCAGTTGGCCGTAATGAATCGCTATGGGCAAAGGCAAGCGGTGCCAGTCAATCATTTTCAGTTGAATACTAATATGGAAAAGATTAATCCGGAAGTAGTAAAAGAGATTAAGGCGGTAAAAGAAAAGATCGTCAAAGAAAATCAAATCGTAAAGAAATGAAACCAGAATTGCCAGAGTTTGCGGACAAATCGCAGTTGATCGACTACCTTATTACCAATAAATCAAAGTTGATTCAGCAGAAGAAAAGCGTTATGAAACAGGCTGATGGCTTAACTTATGCGGTTGAATTGGTAATTAACAAAGACAAGTCAGAGGTTACGGTTAAGGCTGGTATGCAATCCACCGAAATACCCGACACGGCCACGCAAATTAAAGTCCGGTCAATAATCAACACTACCAAGCTATTTGATTCACATCACGATGTGCATATTGACCAACTTTGGAATAAGTCTTTAAAGGAGAACAAAGGCATTTCATTGATCCAAGAACACCAATTTAGTTTTAAAGGCACGATCTCAGACAATGTTAAGGCGTTCACGAAGCAACTTAGCTGGCATGAGATGGGCATAAACTTTGAAGGCAAGACGCAAGCCTTAGTTTTTGATTCAGTCATTGACAAGAACGAAAACGAGTTCATGTTTGAAAAATACCGCACCGGAAAGGTAACTAACCACTCGGTCGGTATGCAATACGTCAAAATGGAATTAGCGGTTAATGACGAACGATACGAAAAGGAGTACGCTATTTGGCAAAAGTACTTTGATGAGATTGCCAACAAAGATGATGCGCTTGCGGCTGAATACTTCTGGGCTATTACCGAGGCTAAGATAATTGAAGGCAGCGCGGTTAAAAGAGGATCGAATTGGGCAACGCCCACTTTATCAATACAGCAAACGAAAGGCCAGCCGGAACCATCCACTGGTAAGCATGAGCCGCCAAAAGGCACTCTAAAAGCTAGTGAGCTACTTAAATTTTATCAACCAAAAAAACACATTTAACAATGGAAAAAGAAGAAATTGAATTATTGCTGAAAGGCATAGCCAAAGAAAATGGCGATGCGACTAAGACAGCTATTGAATCTGCAGTAAAAGGATTCATCACCACCGACCAATTAGCAGTAAAGCTAGGTGAGTTTGGAGTAACGGATAAGTCGATCAAAGAATTGACAACAGCCGTTGAGAAACAAGGTATCGAACTTGGTAAGCTTGTATCTGGTAAAACAGAAAAGTTTGAATCAGTGAAAGACCTTGTTCAAAAACAGATCACGGACAACGCGCAAGCCATTAAGGCACTTGCTGAGGCGAACAACGGAACTGTAAAGTTCAAAGTTGACAAAACTTTGGTACAGCGTTCATCTGTTACCGATAACCGCATGGGTTACCGTGAGGCTGGAATCGGTGTATTGCCTTACAAGGGTTTAGTATTTGAAAATCTTTGGCCAACCGTTACGCTAAGTGAAGCTGACTTAAAGGAAAGCAATGGCGTGATCTATTACATGGATCAGCTTGCAAAAACACGCAACGCGGCTCCAGTGGCAGAGGGCAATACAAAGCCAGAGGCCGCGATCACGTTCATTGACAAGATTGCCAAGTTAGAAGTGATTGCCAATCATATCCCTGTAACCAAACAGGCTTATCGCCACCTTGGCTTTATGGCTGGTGAGGTAGATACGCTTTTACGCGAGAACCTTGCAATCACACGTGATACTCAGTTGTATCGCGGTAATGGAACTAGCCCTAATTTAAAGGGTGTTCTTACGTCTGCATCAGCAGTAGTGTTGGCAAGTTTGCCATCTTATCAGAAATTGATTGAGGCAAATTTGTATGACCTTATTGCAAACCTTGTTGTTTACATCAGCAACAGCAAGCAAAGCAAGTATCGCGCAAACGTGGTTACAATCAACCCGGCTGACGTGCTTAAATACAAGTTGGCGAAGGCGGTTGACGGACATTATATCTTACCTCCTTTTGTTTCGGCTGACGGCATGAGAATCGACAATGTTCAAGTTGTAGAAAGTTCGGAGGTTGATGTGAACACATTGGTAATAGGAGACTTTACTAAAGGTCGCATTTATCGCAGTGAGAGCGTAAACATCACAATGGGACTCATCGCAAACCAGTACATCGAAAACAAATGGACTATTTTGGCTGAGGAAGAAATGATGCTGTTAATCCGCGATGTTGACGCTGATGCGTATGTGAAAGTAACCGATGTTGATGCAGCTATCAACGCTTTGAACATTCCTTAATTTTTGAAAACAATGAGAAAAACAACTCTTCTGATCGTTAGCTTGGTAGCCTTGCTTTCGATCGCTGCAAACGCGCAAATCGCGCCATTTTACAACGCGCTGTCAACGGGTGGAGTATTTCCACAATCTGACACGGTAAGCAATACAGGAACAGGTACGGTTCAATGTCGTGTACTTAGAGATGTGCCAACTGTTAACACTACCATTCAGGTGAATGTTACAAAGATTTCCGGCACCGTAGGAGGTACAATCTCCTTACAGGGCAGTCTTGATGGTACGAACTGGAAAGCATTGAACACGGCTGAAACACAAACCGCACTGGCCACTGTTACCGCTACTGATGCAACTAACGTTTACCATTGGAGACTTAACGGCTCACCCTTTCTTTATTATAGGGTAAGCTGGACGGGTACGGGTACAATGTCGGCAAGTTTCAGCGCGTCACTTTATCGAAATAAATACTAGAGAATGTTTGTAGCTACCCAAGATTTCGATCAATTGCCATTCAATTTGAGTGGGCTGGATGATTTATCGCCCGGCACATTTGATGCATTCGTGACTTATCACGAGGAGGAGCAATTGCGCGAGCTTTTGGGTAGCTTATTCTACGATGCTTTAGTTACTGGGTTTGAAGGGTTACCAGCCGTTTATCAGTCAGGTTTAGATTATGCTATTGATGGGCTTGCGGTTTATGTTTCGGACAACAAAGCCGATATCTACAAGTCACTCGAAAACACTAATTCAGCCTTACCAACTGACGCGACCAAGTGGGAGAAGCAACCTTTAAATAGGTGGGCGAGGTTGGTTTATGGTGACACGTATTTGTATGATGATCGCCTGAAAAAATGGTATGGCATGAATCGTATGGTAGTTCCTTTGATTTATTCATTGTGGACAAAGTTTACATACGATAACCAGACCGGAAGCGGTATAGTAGTAGCGGCCAAAGAAAATGCCAGCGTTATAAGTCCAAACAAAAGGATCATACGCGGATGGAATAAGTTTGCGGAATTGGCCGGAAGTCATTGCGAAGTTCAAAATACTTTGTACGGGTTCCTATACTACTCCGAATACTTTAATGACGATGTGGCCGCAAGCTACAACGACATGAGCAGCTATCTTTCGTATGAGTTTAGCTCACCGGGATACATGAACAACTTTGGTTTATGATCGTAATCGCGGACGAAATCGGTAAGGTAGTTCAGTCCATGCGTAACGGCACGGGCGTTTATGAGGCTTACAACGAACCAGTATTTGCGGTTGGAACAGACGGTTCGCCTTTCTACATGTACGGTCATAGGTTAGAAATAGCCGACCGATTGACAAAGAAGGAACTAGACCCTGTTAAGAAAAAGCAGCGTTACCCATTGATTGCTTTGAAGCTAGACATTGCCGAGGTTAAACGAGAGGGTATAAGCGATTTCAAATTAAACATTGTGATTGCTACAAAATCGGACATTAACAGCAATGCGGAGCAGCGAATGACAAACACGTTTAAGCCGATCCTTTACCCATTGTACGAAAAGTTTATTTTGAAATTCTGCAACTCAGGATTATTTTTTTGGGAAGGCGATCAGACCGCACCAGATCACATCAAAATAGAACGCCCGTATTGGGGAACAGAAGCGAAAGAAGGTAACCTGAAAAACATCTTTAACGACCCGGTGGATGCTATTGAAATCGTAGATTTAAAATTTTCAATGAGACAAAAAAATTGTTAACAAAATAAAAAATTAATATTATGGCAGATTGCGTAATTGACAAAAAAAACCTTGGTATATCCAAGTGTAACGCGCTCCCTGCGTTGATGAAGGGAATGATCACCACGCCCGCAAACTTTAGCCTTAGCACTGCTAATGCTATTGTAAAGGCCGAATGGCAGGATGCTTTGCTAGACACTGAATCGAACCGCATTTACTTGTGGCCTAAATTCAGAATGTTCGAGAACGCGTCAGAAGATGCGGTTTACGAAGAGACTGATTTAAGCTCTCAGAAAGTGCGTGACGGTCGATACCGTTTCAAAGTATCAGTACAAGAAAGTTTGTGTTTGCACAAGGCAATGTTCACGCATTCCGGTAACGCAAGCCAAAAGGTATTCTTTATTGATACTGAAAACCAGATCATCGGTACGCTAAATGCGGCTGGTAATTTCTGCGGTTTCGACATCGAACTTTTGAACGTTGAAAAATTGAAGTTCAACGATGGCAAGGTATCCACTAAAACACCTATCTATGTTGTTCTTTCGGACAACAAAGAGCTGGATGTAAACGGTGCCATCATCGGAGCGAGCGCGTTCGTAAACGACTTGTTTAGTATTGTGGACGTTGATGTTACCCAAGTAGGTAGCGCAACCACTTCACTTATCCGAGTAACTGTAAAGGCTACTTGTGACGGTACGAGCGTGGATGGATTGGTAGCGGCTGACTTCACTGTTAAATCAGTATCTGGAACTTCGCGCACGATTTCCGGAGTGACTCAGGCGAGCGATGGCACGTATTCAATAGCATCATCTGCGGCTTTCACTGTGGGCGATATTGTTGATCTGGTTGCAGCCAGCGCGTTATCAATACCGGGCTACGAAAGTACTGGTGGAAAAGGAACTGTTTAGGTTTAGTTTGGTGGTGGGGGTGATAGCCCACCTCCTTAAC